GCCAATCTAGATTCATACTTACCTCTTTCCAAGGGGAGTTTCCCCTTAATTAGTGTACACACTTAGACTTAAGTATGTACGACATTTAGGCCCATGTCAAGCTTTTTATAAGCTTCATATGGAACGATTTCTGTAAAATCAAGCGTACAACAGGTCTATTTACATCCTGTGCAGTAAAAGGGGGTTCTTCTGTGTTCTTCTTTGACAATATGCTTTCTAGAACATTTAGAACACGTTAACTGACACATGCCTCGCTCGGCTAAGTTATCAAAGTCGACAGAGAACTTTTTAGTGTAGAAAACCTTGGTGAGATACCAAGTAACTAAAATAGCCAGAAGTATTGTCATCCGCCAATCCTTCTTAAGCAGTCTGGGTTGCATTTACCGCAAGGGCAAGTTCTAGGCTCATCTTTGATAAGCCACATATAAATAGATTTAATTAAAATTTTCATTCTGCACAATCACATGGGCCATATGGGTCAAAGGCACAGAACTGGCAGTCCATGCGCTCTTGATGAGCTTTGCAGTAGTAACGGAACTGGTGCTCGTCACAGCAAACAAAAAGCTCGTCAATGATGGTGTAGTAGTCGTTCTTATCAATAACCCTACTCAACTGGATTCTCCTGTCTTTCTTTATAGTCTTTTGTCTCTTGTTTAGTCCAGTATTCCACATAGGCGTACCAATGGATGAAGTTGATGCTGATTGCTTTGGAGTAGTGGCAGTAGTCAAGGCCAAAGCCCCAACTATCCCAAATACCTGCTCCAAAGAGGAATCTTCCAAATCTTACGTTTTTACTTCTCATCTTTATCGTATCCCACATATTTCTCCTTACCGCATTCGACGCATACAAACGCCGACATATTGTGAATACTAAAGTAGCAGTGGCCAAAAAACAAGCAGGTCAGCTTTCTGATTATTTGCATGTCTTTAAATGCCTAGTCAAGGTCATGTGAGCAAAGCCAGACCTAACCTCTACTTCTGCTTTGCAGTTAGTGCAGATGACTGCCTTATTGATTGTCTTTGTTGGCACGATGTTCCCTTGCTTCTTCAAGGAGTTCTTGGAAGGATCTTGTGTCTTGTCCATATGAACTCCAGTCTTGTGTAGATGATGCCATATCGTTTTCCTCTTCTGGACATGATGGAGTTTTTCTACCTGCTCTTCCAATGAAGTAGCCAACTAGAAGCCCTATTACCATGTTGTCCTTTCGTCGTTGGGTATAGCCTACAGGTTCTATTGTACCTGTCAAGTCCATTTTTCCCGGCGCCCGCTCCGTTAAAGGAGGAAGGGGAATATCGGGGAAGGGGGTTGTGTGTGTCTGGTCTAGCGCTCAGCTAGCGTCTTTAAGGTTTTCTATGTAGCGAACGTGAGTTCTGTGCCTGTGGCAGTTTGAGCAGACAATCTCGCACTTGGCTACCTCTTCTTTAACAATCTCTAGACTTACTACCTTATTTGAGTACTGAGAGATATTAAAGCGCTTCTTGCCTCGAACATGATCGAAGTCCATAATCCAGTAAGGGTAGGTAGAGCCACAGTCGGCGCAAGGGGTTTTACTTTTTAAATCTTGTAAGTAGTCTGCTATTTCTTTTTTATGTTTCTTGCGTCTGCTATTTGTCTTTTCAATTTGACCCTCACCTAGGTGATATGAAACAGTGCCCTTTGAGCAACTGAGGGCTTTGGATATCTCGTTGTAGGAGAAGCCTTCAGCGCTTAGACGAAGGATTTCATCCTTGTGCTTCATAGAGTATAAGTTTGACACAGGTTCAAAAGGCTGATTTTGCTTGAACCTTGATTTTCCGGGCGCCCCTTCCGATATAGGAGGAGGGATTGGCAAAAAGGGGGAGAGGGTTGTGTGTGGTGTGTTTCTGTTTGCTGGTGCTAAGATTTGCATATGACAACGATTATCGGTATCCAGAACGACAATGGGTGCATGATTGTTGCTGACTCTAGAACTAGCGACGCTAAGGGAAGACCTTACTCGCATCCTAATATGAAGAAGATCTCGCAAGTGGGAGAGTATCTTGTGGCTGGTTCTGGGGATGCTGATGCCTGTGATTTGATTCAATACACTTGGGAAGCACCAGAGGTTCCACAAGGTGTTGAGTTATATAAGTTTATGATTACAGAGGTAGCGCCAAGTATTAAGAAATGTCTTAAAGATTCTGGTTATGAAATTCCAAAAGATGATGCTGATGCTGGGTTCTATTTTTTAATTGCTATCCGTGGGACATTGTTTGAGGTAGATGAGAGCTATACAGTCATGCTTCGAGATGATGGCTTTTATGGGATTGGTAGTGGGTCACGCTTTGCGCTGGGTGCAATGATGGCTGGGGCCGATTGGAAAGTTGCTATGGATCTTGCAATTAAAAATGATATCTATAGTCATCCACCATACATTGTGATGGAACAATTAAAACCAGAGTAAAGATATTGTTTACTTAGTAGTAAAGATAGACAATTCCATTACCACCTGCGCCACCTACACCTGCAGTTGATGCGCCACCACCGCCACCGCCGAGTCCACCTGCTCCGCCAACAGTTCCAACACCTGCACTACCAGCACCTGCTATACCTGCTCCACCACCAGCAATACCATTGTGAATGGGTCCGACACTACCTGCTCCACCAGCAAAGAAATCTCCAGCGCCACCTGCGCCACCAATACCACTTCCTGAGCCAGCACCACCTCCGCCACCAATAATTCCTCTACCACCAGCGGATGCTCCTCCTCCGCCTCCGCCCGTTACTCCTGCCCCACCAACTGCATTGTTAGCACCACCAGCTGACCCATAGCCAACACCACCTTGAGTAGCAACAGGTGCTCCTGTATAGCTTACAGATGATATAGATGCGTTGCTTGTTGCTGAAAGTGTTCCAGCAGAACCTGAACCTACACCGCTAGTACCGCCTCCAGAACCACCACCAGCCATAACCATTCCGTAAATAGAACCAGTACCAAGACCGCCAACTCCTGCAGTTCCACCAGCACCGCCTGTTCCAACAACTACACTGGTCGCAGGATAAGTCCAACCTGCAGAATATCCACCTGCTCCACCGCCACCTACAGATGAGCCTCCGCCAGTAGTTCCACCTCCTCCACCACCGCCGCCCACTACAACTGCGTAAACTCTTTTGACACCAGCAGGTATGGTCACTGCTTGGCTAGATGTAAAAGTTTCTCGTAACTTAAGACCATATGGTGAGGTTTCCAAAGATAAGTTGTTATAAGTCATAGTGTCTCCTAATAGAAAATGTAAAGTATTCCTGCGCCACCAGCAGCTTGTGTTGGACCAGATCCGCCACCGCCACCGCCAAGCCCACCTGCGCCACCAGTTGTTCCAACAGCGGGTAATCCGTTACCTGCTATACCTGCTCCGCCACCACCTGCACCGTTTGCGTTTGTTCCAGTAGTTCCTGAACCGCCTGTGGTTACTTCACCAGTAAGGATGTTTAGTCCGTTACCGCCTGTACCACCGATTCGACTACCTGTTGTAGTATTGCCAGCACCGCCACCGCCGCCTACCAAACCTGAGCCACCATTTCCGCCAGTATTAGTTCCTGACCCTGCAGTTGATGAAGAGCCTCCGCCGCCACCTGAGATTCCGTTTCCGCCATTACCTCCAGCAATTCCGTTTACTGCAGTAATAAAACTTCCACCACCACCTGAAATTCCGTTTGCACCATTAATAGTTGTTACTGCGTTAGCTCCGCCACCTGCTCCTCCTGGCTGACCATAGTAATTAGTCGCCCCAGCGCCACCACCACCGCCACCGCCTCCACCTAAGACACCAGAAGCATTTCCAGCACCACCGCCACCAGCCATTACATTTCCATAGCGTGTGAATCCACCAGAAGTAGATGCAGCACCTCCAGCACCAACTACGCAATAAGGCGAGGCTATAGTCCAACCCCAAGCAACTCCGCCAGCACCTCCAGCAGCATTTTGAGTAGAGCCACCGCCACCACCTACTGCAATAGCGTAAACAAAAGTAATTCCAGCAGGGATATTTACCGAAGTAGTTCCAGTACTGATTGTGTGTTGTAGACGCAAGCCGATAGGTATGTCGAAGGGAGTGTTAACAAAAGGTGTGGAACTACCACCACGCATAACACCTGAAACTTCGGAGCCAACCTGCCCTCTACGACTTGGGTTAGCCATTAAGAAATCCTGTTGATATAACCTGAAATTGTAATTACTGATGCAGTTGCTGCAAAAGCTGCAACTGTATTTGCTGCAGATCCTGTTCCTGTAAGTGGTAGTCCAGCAACAATTAGAACATCACCTGACTGTGGAGCAAGTGTAATTGGCTTTGCGTGTTGAACAGAGTCAGTGCCACCAAACTGAACTGTAAGCAACACAGGGGAAGTTGAAGTGTTGTTTGCATACAACCACACCTCATCAATGATTGATGATGAGTTACCTGTTGCGTGGATAGTTGTACCAGTTGAAGCAGTTTGAACAACTGTGATTGGCTGACCTTGAGTTGAGCCTGAAAGAAGTACTTTTGTAAATGTTGCCATTGTTTTATCCTATCCGAACACTTGGGTTGCTAAAATGTTTTGATCGTCATCTACTACGCCACCACCGCCGCCAGCAGGTCCTGTCGGTCCAGTTGGACCTGTATTACCTGTAGGGCCAGTTGAACCCTTTTCTGCAAATAGCTCCCACGCTGCACTAGAGCCTGGTATAACATTAATAACATTATTTTCTCGGCAGATGTATGTAGAACCATTGTAAGTTACTACAAAGTACTCATTGTAAATTGCTCCTGGAGTGTATGGACCTCGAAAATCAAATCCTTGTCCAGTTGCACCTTGTGAGCCTGTTTCACCAGGCTGACCTGTATCGCCAGTTGGACCTGTATCACCTGTAGGGCCAGTGCTTCCTGTTGGCCCAGTTGGTCCTGTAGCTCCTACTCCTCCAGTGGGTCCTGTTGCTCCAACGCTTCCGACAGTTCCTTGAGTCCCAGTAGGGCCAGTAGCCCCAGTAGGCCCAGTGCTGCCAGTAGCGCCAGTAGCACCTTGACTACCTTGCGCTCCATCTAATCCTCTTTCTCCTGTGGGACCAGTAGGTCCAGTCGCTCCCACATTTCCTTGATTTCCAGTTGGTCCAGTTGCTCCCGTTGCTCCTGTGCTTCCTGTAGTACCTGTAGGTCCAGTCGATCCTGTAGCACCCGTTGCTCCTGTCGGTCCTGTTGCGCCAGTAATTCCAGTTGGTCCAGTTGCTCCCGTTGCTCCAAATGCTGCTGCAATACCTGCAGGACCTGTTGCACCTGCTGCACCAGCGGGACCTGTAGGGCCAACAACACCTTGAGGACCGAAGGTTCCAAATTCTATCTGAGCTACTGTTTCAGTGACAACAAGTTCTATATTGCCATTGACTACTTCAACTGTTGCAGATTGATCGGATACTTCAATTATTGAATTGCCATCGGTCATCTAGTGACCTCTGGTGTGACGGTGAATGATCCCTCGAGCATACGAGTAACTGTTCCATTAGCTGAGACGAGTTCTAGGTCATAGACATATGCATTAGGAGTAAATCCAGCTGTTGTTGCTGCAGAGATAAGAATATCTATAGTTCCAGCAGTTCCCCCTAAAGTAATGCCAGAGCCATTAGTTAATGAAACTAAAGTATTAGATGAGATATGAGTCTCTCGAACCTGCATGCGAGCGCTGTAGCCAGTGACATCGACTGGAAACTTATTGATCTTGTATGTGAATTGAACATCATAGGTAGCGCCCTGAGGACAGATTATGTTGTACTTTGCTGGTTTCACGAGGGACTTCCATATCCTATAGGGGGCAGATACAAGGAAGCTCTATTATCTCAGGGAACTGAAAACCCTATTTTCCGGGCGCCCGCTCCGTTAAAGGAGGAAGGGGAGGCAGATTATCCGGGGAGGGTTGTGTGTGTTTTGTGTGTTTGGTTAGGCGGTGCTTGTTATGACGCCTTGGCTTGATAGATAAAGTTGATGTGAAAGAAGTCATCAGTGGTGAGA